CCAAGCAGTAAAGAATAATTTTTATAAATAATAACATGCAGAATGGGTCTTTTAGTCTTTATGAAGACTTCATCAAGGTGTTTGAGAACTGGTCGATTTACTCTGCCATACTTGTTGCATTCAGTGTTGCAACTTGGAAGTATGTTAAAAAATACAAAAAACACAAAGATTTCTCTTTTACACAAGTTCATAGTGAAATAAATGAACTTTTAACAGAATTACGACTTGTTACGGACTCTGCACGCACCCAGATAATACAACTCCATAATGGTGATTACTTTATGGATGGTGTTTCTATGCGTAAGTTTTCGGTAACACACGAATCATTACAAAGAAGTATAGACTCTTGTGCAAATAGAATGCATGGAGTTCTTTGTTCATTATTTGTTCCTCTTCTAAATTTAGTTTTAGAAAACAAAGCAACCATTCATTTCACAGTTGATTTGAAAGATAGTTACTTCAAACAATTCTTTGAGAGCAGAAACATTCAAGCATTTTCAGTTTTACCAATTTATACAAAGAACATGCTAACTGGTTTCTTATTAACTCAATGGTGTAATTTGGAAAAAGCAGAAAATGTAGAACCAGTATTTGTCGAACATCAAATGCAAAAGATGCGTAATTCAATACAAGTTCAACTAGCACTTCAACCGAGATAATAAATGACAGAAGAAAATGACTTTGGTTTTATAGCCTGCACAGAAGAAGAATTACAAATTGCAGCAAAAGTTGCGTCTACTAATTCAACAACACCAGCACCTGCTGTAGTTAATGTTGATTTAGCACCTGTAAACTCTGCTCTATCAAGAATAGAACAAAAGATGGACAAAGTTCTTGCAATGGAACTTCATGAATTATCTGCAGCAGTTTCAGAGCAAGGTAGTAACTTTGAAACTATTTTAGGTGAAATAGAGGAAAGAGTTGCAGCAGAGAGAAATACCTCGAAAGAAAAAATGGTAAAGGTTGAAGGATTAATTATTCCATTGTTGAATAATTTAATGAAAAATCCAGAAAAAGAGTATATTAAGTGGCCAAATCGTGTAGAAAAGATTCAGGCTCAAATACAAAAGATTCTTGAAGTAACAAGATCAATTTAATAACTTGACAAACACTTAAATCATGTTATATTGATAGAAACAAATGTGCAGCGTATGCACATACAATTTAGGAGAATTTATGCAAAACTTTACTAATTTTTGGACTCGCGTTAAGTCAGGCTCCCTTCGCACTGTTAATGGACTAAAGTGTGCAGGTCTTGGTGTAGCAGAGGTCGTTCATGGTTTGCTCAATCTAGTTTGGTTGGGTTCAGAGCCAGTCGTAAAGACAAAGAGCCGTTCGCGTAAGAAGGCTGTCCGTCGTCGCTAATAAATTTATTAGCACAACAAACCCCGCTTCGGCGGGGTTTTTTATTTCGATATAAATATTTTAGTATGATATATTCTAAACTTAAAAAAAAAGCAGAACTAATCATAAAAAATTGTTCTGAAGAATTCAGAGTACAGAATAGAAAAAAATTATTGGAAGAGTTTTTTTGTCCGGATGATTATAACATTTTAGATCCGATAATAACAAAAGAAAACAAAAAAGATCATATATTATACAAGTATAAAACCAAAATTTTATTTAATAAACAAGAATTAAAAATAGATTTTGTAGTTAAAGAATATCCAGACAATTCATTAATAGCTTATACAATAGATGACAGTTATATAAAAACTAAAAAAATTGACAGAAAAACAGTGATAAATATATTTGGCATAGTAGCAATTTATTTTTTGCAATATATGATAACAGTTAATGATGATAGACTCATATTATTTCAAACAAATGATGATAGCATGTCAAAAATAGATCATATGTTACTAAAATTATACAAAATGACATTTCCAAACTTTAAATATAAAGAAAGAGAATTCAAAGATGAGTGATTTAACACCATTATTAGCAAATTTGAGTAAATTAATTGATGATATAGAAGTTGAATTGGGCAAAAAGAAACATACAAAGGATGAATTCAATATGCTATTAAATCTAATTAATAGAGGATTGCCTGCTATAGGAATTGAACCATCTTCTCAACAATGGTGGAATTTGATATACGGTAATCAAAATAATCAATAAGTATAAATAATAAAAAAGAAAGGCTAAAAATGGAAGATTATATCCCAAAACCAAAAACATTAGAAGTAACCAATACCAGTGCTGCAAAAGAGACTTATAAGCAAGGAAAAGGGTATAATGGTGAAGCAAAAGTAGACCCACAAACAGATAAAGTAGAGAGTTCAATTGGTGCAGGAAAAGAATTTGATGCATTAGTACATACTCTAAAAATGGCAGTTGAGAGAGGCGATATTGATAAAGAGAATGTTCATAGATTAGCACATGGTCTTGGTATTACTCCTGATACTTTGGCATCTATGATTGGTGTTGATAATAAAGAAAACATACAAGCAAAAGATCAGGACGAATCACCAGAAGACGAAGTATCACCACCAGATGTTTCGAAAAACTTCAAAGACTTCAGATCAGAAATTGAAACAGCAACTTCAGTTACAGAACAAAATATATCCTCAAAAGAAATAAATCAAATAAGAGCAGACATGAGAAGAAGTGGTGCATCTTCAAATGAAATTTCTGCAAGAGTAAACGAATTAAGAAGATTATCAAGAAGTGGTGGAGGTTCAACCAGTGTTTCAGCAGCAGGTAAGAGTGCAGCATCTGCTTTAACTTCTGCAATGCATGATCCACAAATTCAAAGAAGATTAAAACTTTTAAGAAATAAATAATTTCTTGACTTCTAAAATATTTCTGCTATTATACTGCTATGAAATTTAAAAGCAAATTGCCATTACTAGAAGAAGTATTCATAAAACCATATTCAATTCAGGCAATTGCCAGAAAAAGAAATATGATGATGAATACTTTGCAATTAAATGATCAAGAATTTATGAATTGGGTTCGTGATCGTTTGTATCGTTCTGCAGAACAAAACAAAATACCAATTAAAGAATTAAAGTTAAATTATATTACTGATGGATTAAAAGAATGGGAAAATACTCTTCGTCAGGGTGATAAAGATTTTGATCAGTATAGTGATGAATTTATGCAATACAGTGAAAAATTTATTAAATTTGCGAGTAAGATATTAAGAGATAGTACGATTGATCCAAATCCAAATAAACTAAAACCAGACTCAGAGGAAGTGCCACCAGTTTCGCCTAAAATGATGAAATTCCAAGCATCTGATAATGCTTAAATTGTGACGGAGACTTTTTATGACACGAGATGTTCTGCTTCTGAATGCTTCAGAGGAAGTAATATCAGTAATTGATTGGCAAAGAGCTATCAATTTACTGTTTAGTGGCAAAGCCACAAAACCATATAACTATAGTCACACATATTCAATTAAAACAACCAGTGGGACATTTGAACTCCCTGCTGCTATTATGTTAGTAGAATATGTGAGAATTCCATTCCGCAAGGTAGGATTATCAAAAAAGAATATTATAAAAAGAGATAACAGTATTTGTCAATATTGTTCCTGTAAATTAAGTTCAAAAAATAGCACAGTAGACCATGTTTTACCAAAAAGCAGAGGCGGTGGTAATAGTTGGACTAATCTGGTTGCTTCCTGCCACCCCTGTAACCTTCGTAAAGGGAATAGAACCCCTTCTGAAGCGAATATGAAGCTATTGAGACAGCCACAGCCACCCGGCAAGGATGTGGTTCATATCGTACTTCTAGACAAAAATAAGAACAAACTTTGGGAGCGTTGGCTGGATTATAAATAACTTTATCTCGGACATTTAACAAAATGAGGTAAAGAATGGGTATAAGAACCAGCAACCCCCCTAGTTATGACAGCATTTTCCCCATAAGGCGGGGAGCAACTATTGATATAGCAGTTGATACTTTAATTCCTGCACATCGTGGATTATTTGTATCTACTAGTTCAGCAACAACTATAACATTTACAAATTTAGATGGTACATCATGTGCCACTTATTTTCCTGCTAATATTTCAATAGTTTTACCATTACAAATAAAACAATATTCAGCATCATCAACAACTGGTATTTTCATTTACGGATTATTATAAATGCCAATTAAAACAAGCCAACATTCTGGTTATGATAAAATATTTCCAATTTCTGTTGGTGATAACATTGCATCTCCTGGTAGTAGAGTAATAAGTCAACCAGAAGGACAAAATTTACCTCCTCACAGAGCACTATTAATTTCTGTTAGTGGTTCTGTCAGTATCACATTTACAAATTTAGATTCAACTACAACTTTCACATGGGCATCGTCATCAACAGAAGATAAATCATTCATTCTTCCGATTCAAATTAAAACATATTCCGTAACCTCTGGATCACAATTTTTAAGTTTATATGGACTATCATGAAAACAAGTAAACCACCATCATACGATAATATAAATGATACAGTTGTTAATAGTAACAGCGTAGTTTCTGATACCACTAGTGGTGGAAGAGGACTCCTTTATACCCAAGCACAAACTGCCGGTGGTGCTGGAAGATATGTAAGAATAAATGTTACACTAAAAAATGAAAATACAATAGATATTGATTTACCATTAGGAAGTGGATTGGTTCCATTTACCTCATGCTTATTACCATTATCAATTAAAAATGTAAATTCTATTTCTAATTCTGCAGGAACTGCGGCATCATACTTATCAATACTAACATGAAACAAAAATTTTTACAACTTTTGAAAGAAGCAGCAGGTGGAAAAAATATCCACATGGAACACCTAGAAGACTCTTTATTTGATCATGGTGTAAGAGGATTTAAGACTGCTATGGATTATATTCACGGTTTGTCTCATGGGATGACCGGAAAAGGTAAAGACGATTATTTCGTAACTACAAAATATGATGGAGCACCTGCAGTTGTTTTTGGTAAACATCCAGAAACTGGAATGTTTTTCGTAGCAACTAAAGGTGCATTCAATGTAACACCAAAAGTAAATTATAATGAAGACGATGTTGACACAAATTATCCAGACAGTCCACAGCTACAAGCAAAATTAAAAGCAGCACTAGAACACTTGCCTAAACTTGGAGAAATGAAGGGTGTGTATCAGGGTGATCTTATGTTTACTCCTGAAGATTTGGAGATGAGAAAAATAGGCAATAAAGAACATGTAACATTTAGACCAAATACAATTACATATTCTTCACCATTAGATTCAGACGAAGCAAAAAAAATAATGGGGTCAAAACTTGGCATAGTGGTTCACACTGGTTATGAAGGCGATTCTCTTGCAAATATGAAAGCAAGATTTGATCCGGATCTTTCTCATTTTGGTGGTCATCCAGATGTATACTTTAAAGATGCAAGAATGCGTACAGACCATGAAGATACACATATGTCAGAAGCAGATCATATGAAAACTTTAGAACATTTAGGAAGAGCAGGAGAACATCTTCCAGCTGCTATGGATCTCATGGATCATATTTCTACAAGTCCGGAATATGTTCAACATTTAAAAACATATACAAATTATAATGTTAGAAATGGTATACCAAAGGGATCTGCTAAAGGATTTCACAAATATTTGAGTGATAGGTTTATGGCTGACAGAGCAAAATTAAAATCTCAAGCAGGTCAAAAGAAACACGAAGAAAAAACCAAACCAGTTCTTGATCATATTGCAGACAATCAAGAGGGTTATGATGCATTATTTAATGCTCACTCTGCAGTTGCTAAAGCAAAACTACATTTAGTTGATAAATTTAGAAAAACTAAAGGTCTTGGTACACATTTAGAAGATGCAGAAACTGGTGAATTAAGACCAACACACCCAGAAGGATATGTTGCAGTAAAGAAAAAGGGTGGTGTTGGATATAAAATGGTTGATAGAGAAGACTTTTCAAAGGCAAATTTCACATTACCTAAAAAATGGGATAAGAAAAAAGAAACTACGCCACAAATCAATGAGAGCATAATACAAAAATTATACAGAATAAATAACAACGGAGGTTTTATGGCTAACTTAAGAGAACAAAGACAACAAGATAAACAAAATACTAAAAAGGGTTGTGGTTGTGGAAAAGGGAAAGGGAAAGGAAAATGAATAAATCACGATTAATGACTGAATATAAGGAATTATTTGGTGGTCATTATTTAAGAAATAATGGTAGATGGTATTGGAAAGCAAATGAAACTGCAGATCCAGTGCTAGTAATGTCTGGAAATCTTGCTAAAAAAATTCAAGAATTTAAAAATAAAAAACCAGTATCAAGTGCTCCTGCGCCAATGGTGACACCAGTAGTTGCAGTAGTTGAAAAGAAGGAAGAAAACTTTTCACCATTACCACAAGTAAAGAAACCAATTTCTCCTAAGAAGAAAAAAGAAGAAACAACAAAGACTGAAGTAAAAGTTGAAGAGATAAAAAATGAACTTTCGTGAGTTTAACAGATTATCAGAAGCAGCAAAATCGAAAAATGATTCGGTTGTTTTTTCTTTTGGTAGAAACCAGCCACCAACAGCAGGTCATGGTCACATTGTCCAACATGTGATGGATACTGCTGCACAGAGCGGTGCACATCATGTTGTTTTTACATCTGGTTCTGGTCCAACACATAAAGTAAAAGCAGTAAGAGAAAAGAATCCTCTTCATCCGCATGAAAAAGTGGAAACCATGAGAGCATTTTTCCCAGGTGCAAATATTCAACATCATGAAAAGGTTGTAAGTCCTTTCCATGCAATTGAGCATTTAAAGGAAAAGGGTTATAAGAAAGTAAAGATGGTTGTTGGTGCAGACAGAGTTGCTGACTTCAAAGAAAGAATGGCACCATATGCAAAGCACTTTAAATCATTTGAAGTTGTATCTCCCGGTGCTGAAAGAATGTCAGTAAAGGGCAGAGAAGTAAGTGGAACTGCTGCTAGAAAACATGCTACTGCTGGTGATTATAAATCATTCAGAGCAATCATGCCAGAGAAAGCACCAGAAGACGCAGTAAAGAATTTATATAACAGACTTCGCACTCCAGTAAAAGCACCAGCAAAGAAGACAAAGAAGAAACTTGTCGAGATGATTTTAAGATATATTGTAGAAGCAAGACCAAGAACTGCAAGAGAAAAAACAAGAGAATATTATTCAAAAGAATACAGAGAACATCAATCATCACCAAAAGCAATTAAAGAGCGTGGTGAGAGATGGACTGCAAGAAGAAGAGCAGCAGTCCGTGCAGCAAAAAGAAAACTAGGTTCAAAGGCTGCAAACAAAACAAGAGATCAATTGATTAAGATTGGTCAAGGACTTTTGAAAGGTAAGGATGTAGATCACAAAAAACCACTATCAAGAGGTGGTTCAAATGGTAATGGAAATGTTAGAGTTGTTTCTAGATCTTATAACAGAAGTAGAAACAATAACATTCATGAAGCAGATGAAGGTGCAACAAAATATCTAGAACCAAGATTGCTCAGAAAAGATAGAGCATCAAGACCTGCAGTAGAACCAAAAACTAAAAGGTATTCTTTGAAAGGAATACCACCAACACCAAAGGTATAACCCATGAAGAACTACTTTGATTTTATAAAAGAGAGCACCAAGTCAACAATTCGTAGACACAAGGCTGGTGTTCTAACTCCCGAGCAAAGAAAAAAGTTTATCAAAAGACAAGAAGGTAAGATTGCCAAGATAGACCAAGAGGGAAGATTATCTGCTCGTGCTTCTCAGATTAGAGATACAATCAGAGCAGTTACAGAAGGTGCTGCATGGACAAAAAAAGAAGGAAAGAATCCAGAGGGTGGTTTAAATAAAAAAGGTGTCGAATCCTATAGAAGAGAAAACCCAGGATCAAAATTACAAACAGCGGTAACAACACATCCTTCTAAACTCAAGAAGGGTTCAAAGAAGGCTAAAAGAAGATTGTCTTTCTGCAGAAGAATGAAAGGTATGAAAAGAAAATTGACTTCTGCAAAGACAGCAAGAGATCCAAATTCTAGAATTAACAAATCACTTCGTAAATGGAATTGTTAAGGAGAACAGGTTGAAATACAAAGACCTTAAGAGAATTAAGAATACATATCTTAAACCGAAAGAAGATAAGAAAAAAGATACTAAAAAACCAAAAAAGTAATTTGTTATGAAATTTGATATTTTAAATGATGATAATTTTATGATGTTTGCAATGAAGGCATATAATAATCCTCAGTGCAAAAATATATCAGAATTTCATGAAGATATGAATAGAATTAAGTATCTTAAAAGATTACTTAGAAAGTATAAAACCAGCGGACAACTCCGTGAGAGACTTATTTTAAATCATATAATCATTTTTTATAATATTTTTGATCCAATATCTGCTACTAGACTCCTTTTTAGCAGAATAGAGAAGGATTTGCATCCTTTTTTAAAAACTTTCATTGTTTTCCTAAATACATTGCCGGAAAACATACCAGAAGTAGATTTGGTTACAATACCATTGGATAGAAGAATAATTAATAAATTAAGAGAAATATGAAAATTAATAAATTAAAAGAAAGTTTAGATCGCTGGTTCAAAGAGAAATGGACAGCACAAGACGGAAGCGAATGCGGCTCATACGAAGGTCGTGGTCGTGTAAAGTGTCGTCCTGCTCGTAGAGTTTCTAGCAAGACTCCTCAAACATGGGGTGAGATGTCTGATAAACAAAAGAAAAAGGCAGTTCGTCTAAAACAAAAAGCACACAAAAAAGGTCAACAGTTTAGCAGTCATAAAAGTGGTAAGACTTGGAGTGCTGAAAAGGGCAAATATAGACCAGGAAAGCAAAAAGGATTGAAAGAGAATTACACAAACGCTCTATCAAACTTTATTTGTGAAAAATGGAATCCAAGAAACAAAGAAGCACATGCTGCATGTAAAGCAAGTGTTAAATCAAGATTCAAAGTTTGGCCATCTGCATATGCTTCAGCAGCAGTGGTTAAATGTTATAAGAAAAAAGTAGGAAGTGGTGACTAATGGCAAAAAAATCATTAGATCAATTTAATAGCATAGAAAAAGAAAGAGTAGAAGAATACATTAAAGGTGCTCTTAAATATCCTTTAAGATTCTATACTCTACTTTTACTCGCAGGTGAAAGTTCCGTCAAAGCACAAAAATTAATGTTTGATATTAAATATGCGATGAATAGAAGTGCAAATACACAGGTCAGAAGAAGACTAATAGCATTATTAAAAAATATATTAAATCTAATAACTAGTGATACTATCATTTATAATCGTTTAAGATCTCTTGCTTTGAGTAGCGATTTAACAGCTATAAAAGAAGAATGTATGATTGTTTTAAGTTATCATGGTTTTAACAATAATAATTTAAAATTAAAAGAAAATAGAGAAACTGCCTCAAAAATTTTATCAACTGTTCTTGGAGAAGATTTTCAAGGTGTTTCTGGGACTGGGTTGGGAATAGTTGGTGGTAATTCCCCATCTATATCACAAGGAATATCATCATTTGACCCATTGATGCTTCCTTTGATAAAAAGGTTTAGCAATAAAAAGAAGAAAAAGAAAGGATAAATTATGATAACCACAGAGTTAATTTCATTAGTTGGTGGTGGTCTTGTTGGGTTTCTTTTTAGATTCCTAGCACAAAAATCACAAGATCAAAAAGAAATGTTTGAGCGTTTAATGGCTGCAAACAAGCAAACCACAGAAAATCAAAATGCAGCAGCGCAACGAGTACCTCTTGATGTAGGTAAGGGTGTACGCCAAGTAATTGTGCTCGCTGTTTTATTTGCAACATTCCTAGCACCATTTGTTTTACCATTCTTTGGTGTACCAACATTTGTTGAAGTTGATGCAACCCAGACAAATCTATTAGGTCCAGATCTACTAAAGAAGTATTTCGTAGAAATCAATGGTTATTTGTTCACATCTGAAAATCGTCAAATCCTATTAAGTATCATTGGATTCTACTTCGGATCTGCTGCTGCTTCTAATAAATCATAAGGAGTCTGTATGAAAAACATAGCATTATTTCTTACAAGTCTTTTTCTCTTTGCTTGCAATACAGCACCAGTTATAGTTCCAGACACTACAAAAGATAATGTAGTAATGAAGAAACTAAATTGGGAAATTGAAAACAATAATCATATAACAAATAATTGGGGTTGGATTCTTTGGTATTTACCTATAGTATTTTTGGTTGTCGTATGGGCATATAACCAATACCTAAAGGCTAAATGCAAGGAAGAAGAAACAACAAAATCTCCTACTGACCAAGCGGGTAAGTAAGAGAATCGAATAACTTCTTACAAATGAAATACGAGTCCACGATGTCTGACACTGGACTCGTAATTTCTTTTTTATCTGGAGTTAAAGTCATTCTTAAAGGTGAACCAGTATCTTGAACAAATGAATCATACATCATTTGTTTGTCTGCGTTTCCTTTACCAGTTGCATACTTCTTTATTTCAGTTGGTGGGATAATTGTAAGAGGTAATCCCATTTCATATATCTTATATTTTAATAAACCAGTATTTTCTGCTATATGGAATACTCTTCCACTTGCAGAGTATGCATAACCTTCTAATGCAACATGTGAGCATCCCATAACAATCTCTAATGCCCAATCTGCTATTGTTTTGTATCTCTCTTGTTCAGAGTTCCAATCCATAAATCGTTCACCGAATATGTTTCCACTAAATGTGTCAGCATATTTTTTAATATCTGTTAGATAATAAAATGAACATTTGTTATATGAAAAAGAATCACCATCGAAAACACAGATGGCGGGACCGCAAAGTGAGTAATCTATTCCTGCTATTACCATGCAAGTATTTATCAGAATCCTAATAGTCTAGCCAGAAGGATACCAACACAAAATGAACACGCACACACCAAAAATTTCTGCAATCTATTCATTTGTGCCCCTCAATAGTTTCTTTTATCCATTTTTCATGATAAAACAGAGGAGTAGCAGACATTTCTGTAATAGTTAGATCATGTAATCTAAAAGATGAAATTATTCCACATAATTTACCAGTGTTTTCAAATACTGCTCCACCAGAATCACCAAACCAAACATGTGCTCCTTTTGTGGAGTTAAATTTAAATTCAAATGGATCTTCTAACACTACACCAAAATAATAAAAGGAGCCAGGTTTACTTTTCTTTTTGGTGCAGTGTGAAAATCCTATTGTTGTTAGTTCTTCGTAACGAGTTAAATCTTTTTTATCATAGGTAATTTCTGGTAGTTCAGTAATACAAGTTTTTTCTTGTAATACTAAAATACCAATATCATTTATAATTATTTCACCTAATTTATATTTGGGATGTAATATTTGTTCTTTTATTACATAGTCAGTTTCTCCAACTCTGAAATACATCAGATTGTTTCCGTCTATGCAATGTCCTGCAGTGAGTACGATAGTCTCAGTTATCTGAACTGCACTGCCCACCATAACATGATCTTTATCATATACTTGCCCCACGCAGCGATAGGGATCTTGACCCTCTTCTATTACTGTGAACCCTTCATACTCCTTTGGTTCTTTTGGAGGTGTCAGAATGTCTACTATCGGTGGTGGGGGGGTTTCCTGTTTATCGACACCGATATTGTTGCAAGATGAACTTGTCGCAAGGATCAGACTCAAAAATATGAGTAGTCTGCCTTTCACATAATTATTTATAATACTTT